GTACTACCTCTTTGGTGGTGTCTGGTCTGACCATCGGCCAAGTCATCCCGGTCGGCACTGATGTGTTCAACATCGTCAACGGCCAGATGCAGTTCACGGGCAGCACCACTACGGCAGCAACCACCGTGGCCACTACGGGCAATACTACTCTGACTGTGACGGCGTCGACCGTAACGGTTTCGGGTAACGTTGCACTTGTTCAAACCCCGGAAGTCATGGTGAAGCTGAACTTCGGCGCACACCGTTACTACGTTGCCTGATTTGTTTTAATAGGAGGCTATTATGGCCATCAGTAGGTCACAGCTGTTAAAGGAACTCCTGCCGGGTCTTAACGCCCTGTTTGGTGTGGAGTACGCCCGTTACGGCGAAGAGCATAAGGAAATCTACGAGACGGAAACGTCTGAGCGTTCCTTTGAAGAAGAAACCAAACTGGCTGGTTTCTCTGCTGCGCCGGTCAAGAACGAAGGTTCTGCGATTGCGTATGACAACGCGCAGGAAGCGTTCACCGCACGCTACAACCACGAAACCATCGCTCTGGGTTTCTCGATCACCGAAGAGGCGATTGAAGATAACCTGTACGACAGCCTGTCTGCTCGTTACACCAAGGCGCTGGCTCGTGCGATGGCGTACACCAAACAGGTAAAAGCAGCATCGGTGCTGAACAACGGTTTCAATCCGGCTTATCCGGGTGGCGACGGCGTTGCGCTGTTCTCGACTGCGCATCCGTTGATCTCGGGCGGCGTTAATAGCAACACCCCGGCAACCCCGGCTGACCTGAACGAAACCGCGCTTGAAAACGCAGTCATTCAGATCGCAGCATGGACGGATGAACGCGGCCTGCTCATCGCTGCCAAGCCGGTCAAACTGGTGATCCCGCCCGCACTGATGTTCGTTGCTAAGCGTCTGCTTGACACTGAACTGCGTGTTGGCACCACCGATAACGACATCAACGCTATCAAGCAGATGGGCGCTATCCCCGGTGGTTACACGGTCAACCACTTCTTGACCGACGCAAACGGTTGGTTCCTGACCACCGACGTGCCCAACGGTCTGAAGCACTTTGAGCGTATTGCCCTCCAGAATTCGATGGATGGTGATTTCGATACCGGCAACGTGCGTTACAAGGCAAGAGAGCGCTACAGCTTTGGATGGAGCGATCCGCTCGGAATGTACGGTTCGCCCGGCGCGTCCTGATAGGGTGTTAGTGGTGAGTAACTGCTAACCACGACGGGGGCCTTGTGCCCCCGTCTCTTTTGGGCTATATTGATCTTATCCCGGGGTTTCCGGCGTTCTGACAGTCCCGGCTGACGACATGCAGACAGAGCGCCCACATTAACTCGCATGTGAGGATTAGAAATGGGATTCGCATCACATCTCGGCCCGTGGCTGCTTGGCACCGTCAAGAACACCACTGGCACCACCCCCGGCACTATTCGCAACATGGGCGCGACCATTGTTGGTCAAGCCGACCCGGTGTCTTTTAACGACCCCGCAGGTTCTGTTGCCGCAGTAATTCCGGCTGGAGCGATCATTACAAACATTGCGCTGTATTCCAGCACTACGTTTGTAGGCACTACCCCCTCGGTGACGGTTGCCATTAACGGCACGACCATTGCCACGGCCACGCTGACATCTGGCACGGCGTTTAACGGATCGCTGACTCTTGCCACCACGGCGGCTGCTGGTGCGCTGCTGTCCAATGTGGGTTCTACGGATGCCACTGTGACTTATACCGTAGGCGGAACTGCTTTGAGCGCAGGCGTGGGCACGCTGTTGATTGAGTACATGGTGCGCAATTCGGACGGCACGCAGAACCCGGCTCAGGTCTAAGGAGACTCCATGCGCCCAATCGTCGTAGGACAGGCGGGGCTTGGGTCTACCCGCCCCGTACCGCTAGACCACTATCGTGGCCCGTTCAACGTGGGCATGGGTGTGGTGGTTGCCCCCGGCAGCACGTTGACGTATACCGTCGAGCATACGTTTGACAATGTGTACGACCCGGCGTTTAACCCCGCCACAGCCGCATGGTTCCCCAACAATAGCTTGACCAACAAGACGGCTTCTTTGGACGGCAACTACGCATTTCCGGTGATGGCGATTCGCCTGACTGTGACGGCGTATACCAGTGGGTCAGTGCAGTTGACGATCATCCAAGCTGGAATGCCGGGAGAATGATATGAACGTTGATATTAGTGCCCTGCGCAAATTTGAGGACACCTTTGGCCCCGCCATTGCTGCTATTCCGGCAGTGATTGACGCTGTGAGTCAGGCCAACGATCTTGACCGCCACATCAATCTGAAGAAGGTAGAACTTCAGAAGGTTATGGACGGCATTGAAGCCGCAAAAAAACAGGCGGAAGAGTTTGTTGCCAAGACTCAGGCCCGTGGCGATGAAATCATCAAGTCCGCAGATGACTACGCAGCCAGCGTAAAAGCGGATGCGGATGCGGCCAAAGAGAAAGCCAAGGACGCACAGAAAAAGGCAGAGGCAAGTCTGATGGAGTTGCAGGCCAAAGTGGTGGTTGCGCAGACCAAGTTGGATGACCTTGATGCTCAATACGCTGGCAAGTTTGCCCAACTGGAGACAGACCACGCCACCAAGATTGCTGCAATGAACGCAGAGATTAGTAGCTTGGAGGCCAAGCGGGCCAAGGTGGAAGATGCCATTGCTGAGTTGAAGGCAAAGCTGGAGGCTTGAAGTGTCAGTAGTAAGCCCCAGCGGGGTTTCCTATGAACCGAACCCAAGCGTCAGAAGCTACAGGGTACTTATTGCTTTTGGCAAAACGTACTTTGTGGCCGCAGCAGAGCACAAACTTAGTCAACTTCATGGTGCTTTGATTACAGACCAGCATGGCAACGAAGTTTCTGTTGCCGTTCAATTTTCTGGTTTAGATGTTTACATTGAATCAAACATCGATCTAGCAAGACATGAACTGACACTGTTTTAATAAAAAACCAAGACCGGAATAAAGCCGCGCTGTCATCAATGTTTGTTATTTTAACTTAAGGGAAGCAAAATGTCGGCAAAACAGTTTTATCACGATATTGACCTCGTTAACGTAGGTCAATTGATTGGTGCCCGTCTGCAAAACATCAGCGGCACCGCAATGGCTACATTGGCGGGCCAGCTTGGCGCGGACAACATGGGTCTGTGCGTCTACAACACCACCGATGCCCGCATCTACGTGTTCAATGGCACGGCGTTTGATCCGTTCCAGATCGACACGGTAGGCGACATCAAGTTTCGTGGCGTCATCAACGCGGGCAATGCGGCCACTGTTGAGAAAGTCTCGGGCTACCAGTATGTGGTGGACACCGCAGGCACGCTGAGTGCGGCAGGCGTCACGTTCTCTCCGTCTGCCACGGTGCAGATTGGCGATCAGGTGCTGTTCACCAGCGCCACGCAGGCGTATGTCATCCAGCGTAACGATGTCACCGCCACGGAGACTACCGAGGGCAACATCCGTCTTGCCACGCAGGCCGAAGTCAACGCAGGCACCAGCACCGACACGGCTGTCACTCCTGCAACGCTCAAGGGCAAACTCGATCCGATTTACGCTGCACAAGCCGCAAAAGACTTGGAGCAGGACAACCGCCTGACGGCTGTTGAAGGTCGCGTCACCTCCGTTGAAAACCGCGTCACCGCGACCGAAGAGAAAAACACCGAGCAAGATGGTCGTCTGACCTCGCTTGAGGCTGATCGCGTCAAGCACTTCTTCGCTTCGGTGAACCTTGCCGCCGGTGTGCCGTTCACGGTGTCGCACATGCTGAATCTTGTTGACCGCGATGGTTTCGTGATCAACACGCACTTCGGCAACAGCCAGATCAGCCTTGATGTGGACTCGGTGAGCGTCAATGCACTGACCTTGACCTCTTTGGTTCCGCTGACCGGCGTGAAGGTGACCGTGATTGGTCGCTCGGCCTCGTGATGAGGTGAGTGGTGGACAGGGGTCAGTTTGAACAGTGGTTCATGGAGAACATCTCCATGATGGCCGAGTTGGGTGTGATGCACTACAACAGCCCTTGGGGGCGGACAGTTCGTCTGTCTCTGGCTGTAAACGAACCACTGATCAACGCCTTGTCCGAGCGGGTGGCGGCTTTGGAGTCAGCACTGGCTGAACTTCAGGCCGCTTCCGCGCCTGACGCCCCCAAGAAGCGGGGCAGGCCGAAAAAGACCAAGGTGTCTGATGACTGATCGGTTTTACAAAGACATCGAACTACCGGACGTTTCGGTAAGCCCAAGTGCGCCTGATTCTGGATTTATTCAGGTCTACGGTAAAGGCGGAAAGTTGGCTTACCAAAACGCCACTGGTGCGGAGACGATTCTTGAGCGCGTGGTCACGCCGCAGATCAGCATCGACGGCGGCAACGCTGCCACCGTGCCCACTCAGGTGGCGCTGCGAATAGACTTCGGATTGAGCGCGTAATGGCATTCATCGGCACGTTCCAATTCCGCAGGGATACAGCGGCCAACTGGACATCGAGCAACCCGGTGTTGCTATCAGGTGAACTCGGCATCGAGTCTGATACTCAGAAATTCAAAATCGGCACCGGCACAACCGCGTGGAACGCGCTGCCCTACGGCGGCATCAAGGGCGACACTGGCGCAACCGGAGCCACAGGTGGCACGGGCGCAGCCGGTACAAGCGGGTGGTCACCTATCCTCGCAGTCGAGAACGACGGTGAGCGCCGCGTCCTTCGTCTGGTGGATTGGACGGGCGGCACAGGAACCAAGCCCGCCACCGGGGCTTACCTTGGGCCGACTGGGTTTGTTGCTACCGCCGCACAGGCCACCGACATTCGCGGGCCGCAGGGGGCCACGGGCATTGCGCCCACGCAAAACACCTTTGCCACCGTCACGGTCGGCACCACCCCGACGCCAACTGCGCTCGTGGCCGATGCTGCTGCCGATGTGTTGAGCATCAATGCAGGCACGGGCATAAGCCTGACCGCAGATGCCGGGACGGACACCCTCACCATCACCAACAGCGACACGGGCAGTGCAGCACGCACCGAGCACGAAGCCGCTGCCGATCCTCATCCGCAGTACCTCACCAAAGTAGAGGGTGATGCGATCTACGCATTCAAGGCTTTACTGGCAGGGCGGACAACAGAATTTCTCAGCACGGCCAACAACGCGACAGTGCAGTCTGTCGTGTCTCTGGTCGTTCCCGCTGCAAAGGTGGTTGCGG